GGGCGCGTCGATCATGGTGTCGCCCGACACGGTAGACCCCTTCTCTGTGGTGCTACCATCGGCCGCCACGGCGTGTCGGGTGCCATTCGGGGTGATGGTGAGTAACCAATCATCCTTCGATGTTACGGTGAGCACTGGGGGCTCTGACACCATGACACCGGCGGGGGGCTCAACAGTACCACCCGGAGTCACGCGTGAGTTCCTCTCTTCGCAAGATGGCGGGGGAGCATGGGGGTGGGTGGCCACATGATGAAAACGGGTGACCACGAGAAGATCGCCGCCTCGGTGATCGCCGCCCTCGACCTTGAGAGCGTCGGGAAAAAAGCCCGATCCGTGCGCGAGATCGTGGGATTGTCCGCCGCCGGCGTTGGGTTCGTGGCGACCGTGACGATCGGCCTCGTCGAGTTGCAGGCCAAGCCCTCGACCCCTCAAGTCGAGACCATGATCGAATCCCACACCGCCCCCGTGGTCGAGCGGGTGATCAAGACCGAGGCCGCCGCCGAGGACCTCGCCGAGGTCCGCCGCGACGTCGAGAGGATCGAGGACGTCCAGGGCTATCTGATCGAACAATCCTCTTGGCAAGGTGACATCCTCGAACACATCGCAGGGGGCAACCGTGGCCGAGCCCCGTCAAAACCCGAATCACTCAAGGCCAAAGAACGGGAGTTGCTAAGACGATGATCGACGAGATCCGAGACTTCATCCACAAGACCACCACCTCGCGCAAGTTTTGGGCCGCCGTCGCGGCGTCCCTCCCCCTCGCCCTCGCGCACAACTGGCACGACTTCGCCTTGGTGTGGATAGGCTACGCCGGGATCCAAGGGGCGGTCGACGCGTGCGCATCCCTACCCTCAAAGGCCCCCAAGGACTGATCGCCCGTGGCCCTCCTATCCACCGTCGCGTCCCTCGTGAACTCGTTGAACGTCGGCCCCCTCGTGGTCGAACGTGCGAGCGCACCCGTAAAAAACGCGTACGGTGGCTATGACCGACCAGCCCCCACCCTCGTGAGAGTGAATCCGGTATGTTGCCACGTTGATCGGGGCCGAGATCTTGATCAAGATCGATCCGCCGATCGCAACTCCGAGACGGTCGAATTTTACACGCGGGTTCGTCTGTTCGTATCCGACGACGGGGAATCATCGGATGTTATCCGATACAGGAATCGACGTTACCGTGTGACGAGGGTCCAAGATTACGACCTCCAAGGGGCCGTCTATATCAATTGGGCGACGCTTGAGGACGTACAATATCAGCCATACCAAAACAGCCCCGCGGGCGACGGCGACGGCGACGGCGACGGCGACGGCGACGGCGACGGCGATGGAGACGGCGACGCCGACGTGATAGGACCGGGACCGGGGCCCGGGCCCGGGCCGGGAGGGTTGCTATAGTGGGAATCTTTACCCCTGTTCGTCTCGATAGGGTCCAACGTGGGCTCTATGAGGTAATGGAGAGCGCGATCGACCCGGTCCCCGTGTCGTGGGGCTACTCCGAGGCGAGCTATGAAACACTCCCCGCGAATATTGGAGTTTTGACAATGATCGGCGGCCCGGGTCCGTGGAACCGCACGGCGAAACGCGGACGCATGATCCGAGTCGCGGAGTTCATCACCTTAGATGTTCAATTATCTCCCGGGGGTGGTCTTTATGTGATCAGAATCAGCGGGGTGGATTATCGATACGACGCGACGACTCTTGATCCAATTTTCGCGATTCGGGATTCCCTCGTCGAACAGATCAACGCTGACACGCCCTACTCCGGGGTAGAGGCGTCCGCGCTACCTATCCCCGGAGGGATCGCCTTGTCTCCAACCCAGGCGGGGGCGCTCCGACAAGTGGAGATCGTGGGGACGATCGATGTTTTGAGCGTGGACGTTTCCCCGGTGTGTTATTTACTCACCGAGGGAACCCAAACCGCGTTGATCAACTTTCAAGCCTACTCAAAAGGGCGGGAAATGAGGAACGGGGCTTGGTCGGTGATTACTAAGTCCCTCGCATGTCTGCAAACCCAATCCTATGTAGAGAGGCTTAGAGAGTGGGGGATCGGCCTATGGTCTAAGGGTCCGCCCACAGACCTTTCCCAAATATCGGGCGCGCATTGGGAATCGCGCGTGTCGTTCGACTTTACGATCTCAATGATCAGTCAATGGGCAGAACCCACCGACGTGATCGAATCCGTCGCGGTGAACATGGATATTCTTGATCCAACAAACGCCGTGGTAACTCAAGCAGAAATTTTAGCCCCCTAGCAAAAGGAAAAACCATGCCCGCACCGATCATCGAATTTGTAGACGTCACCGTAAACGTGGGAGGAGTCACCGCGGATAAATTCGCGTTTGGCGTCCCTATGGGTGTCTTCTCCCACACTGTCACCGCCAACCGCCAAGACGGCCCTTACTTCTCACTCGCCGAGGTCGTGGCCGCCGGCTTTACCTCGACCGCTACGCCTTCGATCTACGCGTGGGCCTCGGCGGTGTTCGCCCAAGACGACGGCGTGGACTCGCTCTTGATCGGTCGGATCGACGCCGGCGACGCGGACTACACCGTGACCATGAACGCAATCGAGGCCGCCGGCGCTGATACTTGGTACATCACGAACATCGAATCCAGGGCGGACGCCGACATTGCCGACGTGGCCGCGTGGACAGAGACCCGCGACAAAATCGCGATCTTCCAATCCGACGATCAAACCCTTGTCGCCGCGCTCGCCCTCAAGGCTTTCGGCTACAACCGATCCGCCCTCATCTACCACGACGATGATTCGGAGTACCTCGACGGGGCGTGGACTTCATCGGGCGGCGGCCTGAACCTCGACACGCCGGGGGGCGTCGGGATCTGGGCTTACCGCTCCCTTGAGGGCGTCCCGTTCGACGACGTCACCGGGGCCCTCGCCTCGGCGATCTACGCCGCGGACGCTAACCTGTACGGCCGAAACAAGGGCCTCTCTTTCACCTCGAAAGGGACCATGGCGAGCGGCCGATTCATTGACGTGACCACGTCGGTGGACTGGGTCAAGTTGCGCACCGAGGAAGCCGTTCTCGAAACTTTCGTAAACGCCGGGACCAAGATCCCGTATACCAACGCGGGGATCTCGATCCTCGTCGGAGCGGTCCAAGGGGTCCTCGATCAGGGTGTCTCGTTCGGCCACTTCTCGGGCGACGCACCGCCGACGGTCACCGCCCCCGACGTCTCCGAGGTCTCGTCCTCGGACAAGGCCAACCGGATCTTACAACTCACCGCCCAAGCCACACTCGCCGGGGCGATCCAAAAACTCGAACTCACGATCAACCTCGCCTTTTAGGAGATAACAGATGCGACAATACTCAATCGACCAAGTGGAACTCACGTGGAGGGGCCTTGATTTCAAGGAGGGTCTCGCCCAAGGGACCACGATCACCGAGGCCCGCAACGCGCCCTCTTTCACCGTCAAGCCCACCGGGCAAGGTAAGGCCGTCCGCGTCTACAACCCCGACCGGACGGGGACCGTCGCGGTGATTGTGGATCAGGAGTCCCAGCTACATCAAAGCCTCCTCGACCTCGCGTCGGCCGACCAAACCCCGGCGACCCGATCCGTCGTCGGGGCTATGGTCCTCACCGACTCCTCAAGCGGCTACAAGATGACATTCCAAAACGCGTTCATCACCACCGAGCCGGACGAGACCCGGGGGACCGAGTCGGCGACGTTCTCGTGGGTGTTCGCGTTCGAGAATGTCCAAAAGGACACCGCGCTCTTGACCAACATCGTGGGCAACTAACCGACGTGCGCGCCTACTCACCCGACCGGATCTCCCTCTCATGGCTCGGCCTCGACTTGTCCGAGGGCCTAGCTCAGGGGGCATTTGTGACGGTGAGCCGCAACGCCCCGACGTGGACGCAAAAGCCCGACGGGGTGGGCGGTGTGGTGCGCATGTTCAACCCGGACACCTCGGGAGAGGTGGCGGTCTTGGTCGACCAAGAGTCGGCGGTCCATCAACAACTGATCCAACTCGCCAACGCGGATCGGTTCGTTCGAGTCGCCGTCGGTCCTATGGTATTAATTGACGCCACGTCCCGCGAGATCGTCACGTTCTCGAACGCTTACATTTCAACGATCCCCGATCTCCAACGTGGGACGGGGCCAACGGTCCTATCTTGGATCTTTAATTTCGAGGCGGTGATCCAATTACCGCTCGACCGACAAGCCAACCGGGTGGGGACATGACCCACCGAAAGGAAAATCAAACCCATGGCCACAGTTGCCGAACACACTCACACGATCGACGGGATCGCGTACACCTCCAAAACTCTCCCCGCTTCTGAAGGCTTGCGGATCCTCCCCCGCCTCGTGGCGATGTTGGGGGACTCGATCACCGGCCTATTCTTTGCGACGTCCGACGAGGACCGCGAGAAGCTCTTGAAAGACCCCAAGGTCCTGGGCGCGATCATCTCCGAGATCTCCAGGGCAGCCGCCGAGGACGACGGCCTCTTGGTCCTCCGGGACCTCCTCAAGACCACGACGGCCGACCGGATCAGGGTCGGGGACGCCGAGGTCCCGGGCTCGGTCCACACTCATTTCGACAACCACTTCGCGGGAAGGTACCGCCACCTCTTGGATCTTTGCATATGGGTTGGTCGCGTAAATTTCATCGGCCCCTAACCCGCAAGGCGCCCCCGTCGTGGCCGAGGTCGGCGACGGGGGGCGGGCGACACAAGGGGATCCAGCCGCCGAACGTGCCGTGGGAGATTTTCCTCGCTTGTTCCAACGGCGACGGGGTCGACGTGCGCACGTTTCAAGCGTTGCACACCTCGATCGATCTGGACGGCCTATACGATCTCCTTGAGATGGTCGACGCCGCCGAGTCATGGAAACACGCCGCGATCATGAATATGAACGAGGCAAGGGGGAACACGTAGGCCATGGCGATCACCGTCGCAGAGTTGCTAGTTGAGATCGGGGTGGATGCCAAGTCCGCCGAGAAGGCGGCCGACGGTCTCTCGAAAAAGCTAAAGAAGACCGAGGGCGCGGCCCAAGACGCGGCCAAGGGCGTGACCAAAACGACCAAGGCGCTGGACGCCATGGGCAAGGCGTCACAAAAAGCCGGCAAGGTTGCCGACGGTCTCGCGAAACTTCTCAAGGGCGTGGGCGCGGGTGTCACCGCGTTGGGCGTCGCAACTCTCACGACGGGCGCGAGTTTCGAGAAGCTACGCGCCCAACTCAAGACCGCGACGGGGTCCGCCGAGGGGGCCGAACAGGCGTTGGGGTTCGTTCGCGAGTTTGCGAAAAATACCCCGTTTCAAGTTGAGGAGATCACCGGGGCTTTTATCAAGTTGACGAACCTCGGCCTCGCGCCCTCCGAGGAGGCGTTGACCGCCTACGGGGACACCGCCTCGGCGATGGGCAAGGACCTCGACCAGTTGATCGAGGCGGTGGCCGACGCAACCACCGGCGAGTTCGAGCGCCTAAAGGAGTTTGGGATCAAGGCCAAGTCGGAGGGAGACAATGTCTCTTTCACGTTCCGCGGCGTGACCACGACGATCGGGAAAAACGCCGAGGAGATCGAGCGGTTCTTGATCAACCTCGGTCAAAACAACTTCGCCGGGGCCATGGCCGAACAGATGATGACCTTAAACGGTATCATCTCCAACGCCAAGGACGCGATCACCTCGTTCTTTCTTGAGGTCGCCGAACAAGGGCCACTCGAAGAGTTCAAGCTCTTGATCGCTGACATACGAGACGCCGCCGGGGGCGGCGCGGGCGGCCTCGCCAAAACTTTGGCCGACACGTTGACCAGTGCGATCCGCAAGATCCGGGCGCTGTTCAAGGGCGATCTAGTGGGAACCCTTGAGACGGTCGCCAAGGCGTTCTCGTTTGTGGTCGACAACGTCGACAAGTTGATCGGGTTGTTCGTCGGGGCAAAGATCGCGCAAGGGTTCGCCGCCGTCGCGGCCGGCTTCTCGTCCATGGGGATCGCGGCCTCGGCCGCGCTTGGTCCGGTGGGCTTGATCATGGGTGCCCTCGTCGCCTTGATCCCCGTTGCCCTCGAACTCGGCGACGCGTTGGGAGATGTTATCGGGCCAGGGACAGCGCTAGCAACGACCAAGACAAGAGGGGGCGCTAAATTTCTATCGGAGCAATTCGTTGATCAAGGATTGGCGGCCGAGGCGGGACGCGAGGAAAAGATCATCGCTGAGGCACAACGCCAGATCGCCGAGGAGGAAGACAAGTTTTTTGGCGGTAGCGACGAGAGGAAATGGAAAGCGCAAAGAACGATCAAGGCCGCACGCCAACGGATCGCCGCCCTCCGCGAAAAGGATCGCCCCGCTATGGAAGCCCGCATGGCCGCCCAAGAACAGAGCGCCGCGGACTTGGCAAATCCAGCGCTCACCCAGGGCCCCGCGCCGCCACCGAAAAAGAAGCCTCGCAAGCCTCGCAAGCCTCGGGGCAAGGCCAAGGCCAAGGATACGCCCAAGTCGGCCACCACGTTGTCGGAGTTCCTCAAGGCGGGCCAAGATCAACTCGGACCGATCGCCGCGTCCACGCCCTCGACCAAGGAGATCGAGCCGACCGTGGCCGTGGATATCACGAACAATAATTATGCTTTCGACGTTACCCAGGTGATCCGGTCCAACGCCGAGCCCGGCGAGGTCGCGCGGGAGGCCGCCGAGGCGATCAAAAAGGAATTCAATTTGCGACTCGCCGTCGCCGGCCAACAACTCCAACCCAACTTAGTGAGGTGATCCCATGGTTCAGCCGTTTATAAAATCACCGCTTGGCGGGATCCTTGGAGCCCGTACCGCCACGTTCTACCGCCTCGACTCGACGGGGACAAAACCGATCGAACCTCTCGGCGACTTGATCCCGTCGTTCAACTCGGATCGCGTGAATCTCGATATGATCGATTCGGAGGACGTGGATCGATCTTACATGGTCACGATGAACGCCCTACAGGATTTCACCTCGGCGACGTCCAACGTCCACAAAAACCCGGAACGTTTGACCCTCTCGGGGACGTTGGTCTCGTCGGTGGGGCTCGCCCTCGCCGGCTCGGTCGGGTTCGCGGGACTTCGCGCCGACTTGATCCGGGTCGCCAACCTTGAGGAGTTAGCCGACGCCCGACAACCGATTATGGTCGTGACCCCGCGGATCTCCATGCCTCGCGCTTTTATCGAATCGATCTCAAGGAGTTGGAACCCAGACCAAGGCGAAAACACGTTGATCACGATCTCACTCGTTGAGGCTCGGGTGGTCTCGCCGATCACGGCGGACAATGTGATCCCCGATGTCGAGTCTTCTGCTACGGGCAACAACCGCACCACCGAGGCCGGAAACCAGGCCGCCGCGACTGTACAAACTCAAACCGTCACCCCGGGCGCGGCCCCCGGGGTGGCGCCCTCGGTGGTGGCGGCATGACGATCCGCGAGATCCGGCCACAGTTCAACGGGTCCACCCACGCGTCCCAGGTGTTGACCCTCGACGGCGTCCGCGTCCGCCTCGACACCTACACCAACAAGGTGGACGGCGGGTGGTATCTCGACGTGTTCGACGCCGACGACAACCCCTTGATCGCCGGACTAGCGATCGCCTCGGGGCTCGATCTGTTCTTTCCATATCGCCACCTTTCGGCCCTCCCTCCGGGGTCGCTGTTCGTCAACACCCAAACCGGCGAACCGTTCGACCCCACCTTGGACACGTGGGAGAACGACGCCGCGGCGCTGTATTACGAGGAGGCCGAGGGCTAGGCCGTGGCGGCGTTCGATCAGTTCCTGATCCCCGCGGTCCAGCTTGAGACCGCGCAAGGGACGATCGCCAACCTCGACGGGTCGGGGTTGCTGTTCGAGTGGTCGATCACTCGCGACAACACGCCCAACCCAGACCAGGGGGAGATCGCGATCTACAACGTCGCCCCGGTGTTGGCCGGGTCGATCGCCGAGGCGTGGCGCGCCCTCTCGGCGGCCTCGGGCTACCTCGTGACGTTCGCGATCGGGTGGGAGAGGATCGCCCGGACGGTGATCGCCGGCGATGTCTGGGACCTCATCCCGGACGAGCGGACGCCGACCGACCGGGTCTTGAGGTTGAGGATCGGCGACGGAAACACGGCCAACCGCGACTCGGTCACCTCGAAAACCTACAACGCGATCCCCGTGGTCCAGGTCGTGGAGTTGGTCGCCAAACTCAAGGCCGGCTCGCCAAGCGACCCGAACTCAGGTGGCCTCGGGCTCGGGTTCCCCGACGAGTCGCGCGCCCTCGTGGCCGATGCGGCCAAGTCCGTGGCGGTCAAGTCGATCAACGTCGCCGCCGGCTACAACGCGCGCGAGCTAATGGACGACCTTATGTCGACCCTCGGGCTAGAGTGGCGCGTGTCAAACGGGCAATTCATCGCGCTCCGAGGTGGCGTGATCAACCGACCCGGGCCGATCGTCAAACCGTCCTCGGGGTTGATCTCCTACCAGACACGCAACGACGGCGGGATCGACTTCACCGCGTTGGCCGACCCCGCGGTGGAGCCGGGGATCCAGGTCCAGGTCTTGGACGACGACGATCGCCCGTTTGGCGCGAGTGTCTACCGCGTCGACCGGGTGACGTTCTCGGGGAACACCGACGCCGAGTCGATCATGTCGGTGCAGGCGTCGAGGAGGGCGGGGACCTAGTGGGGCGCGAGAATCAAACCGGGGTTTTCGAGATCCCCCAAGACCCGAAACTCGCCGACCTTTTCCGCGGCGCGTTGCGGAATCTCAAGGT